ACGACGACATTCAGGCGATGGTCGCCGAGTTCTCCGACTGGTTGCTGCCCGACGGCGGAATGTTCGTCGATCTCGGTGCGTCGACGTGTACGACGCTGGAAACGATTTGCGCGCGGCACCCGAATCGGCGGTTACGCGCCGAGCTCTACGACGAAGAGCCGTCGATGCTTGATCGGGCGAAAGAGAAAACCGCGAACCTGAACGTGCTCGCGAACTTTCACGTCCAGAGGTTGCAGAAGCCGTTTAAACACGTTAACGCCGACCTGACGGTCGCCTTGTTCACGTTGCAGTTTCTTCGCGAGCAGGAACGCGTACCCGTACTCGCTGAGGCGCGCCGCTGCACGACCCCGGGTGGTGCGATTATCCTCGCGGAGAAGATTAGACCGCAGTCGTCGCTGCTCGCCGAGATCGCGATGGACGCCTCGCATGACTTCAAAGCGGCTGCCGGGATTCCTGATCAGGCGATCCGCTCGAAGGCCCGCGCGCTACGCGGCGTGTTGATGCCGCAAACGTTTCATCAGTTGACGCGTCAGTTGTATGACGCCGGCTGGCATGAAGTTGATGTGGTGTTCCGTTGGCATCAATGGGTGATCGTGATCGGCTTCGCCCGGTGAGTGATGTTTCGCAGCGGGTGCTGAACCTGTTCCTGGCGGGGGCTACGTATCCGCAGATCGCGGCGGCGGTCGATATCGGCGTCGAGAAGGTCGCCGATCTGGTGACTGAGGCGTTCGCTGATCACGCTTCGGCGGCGCGCCGCTCGACGCTGCTAGAGAACGATCGCGCGATCCACTTGGAGCGCACCGAGGCGTTACTGAAAGCGCATTGGGCGTCCGCGCTGCGTGGGGATCACCGGTCAGCGGAGATCGTCGCAAGGATCTTAGAGCGGCAGGCCCGTAGCTTCGGCGCGGTCCCGCAAGTAGCGGAAGGCGACTCGGTTGACGAGATCGCCGCCCGACGAGCGGCCCGGCGTGCCGGTTCACCGGGTGCTTCGCGAACTAAACGACCGAGCTGATCGTGGCGAGGAAAAACAACACGCTGCTCGGTGAGCAGGCACCGCCGCGTGTTCGGCACGCCCCGAATGTGCGTAGCAACGCCTGGGAGGACGTCGCCGATCTCTCGTCGAGCTTCGGGATCATTCTCGATCCGTGGCAGGAGAACGTTCTCCAAGCGGCGATGGGGGAACGCTCGGACGGGACGTGGGCCGCGAGGCAGGTCGCCCTGTCGACGCCCCGCCAGAACGGAAAATCGCAGCTTATTGTTGCGCGCGCGCTCGCCGGGGTGCTGCTGTTTAACGAGCAGACGATTATCGTTTCGGCGCATCAGCAGGACACGGCGCGGGAAACGTTCGGCCGGATACTCGACCTGATCGACGATCACCCGGCACTTAGCCGGCGGGTCGAATCGGTGATGAAAGCCGTTAACCGCGAACATATCCGGTTCACGTCCGGTCAGGTCATTAAGTTCAAGGCCCGCTCGTCCTCGGGTGGTCGCGGCTTCTCCTGTGACTGCTTGATGCTTGACGAGGCGCAGATCTTGGGTGCGTCGGCGTGGGCGTCGATCCTTCCGACGATGTCGGCGCGACCGAACCCGCAAGCCTGGCTGCTCGGTACCCCGCCGACGGAGAACGACGACGCCGAGATCTTCGAACGGCTCCGCTCGATCGGCCTGGAGGGCAAAGAGCAGCGGATCGCCTACCTGGAGTGGTCCGCCGATCCGGAGGCGGCGATCGACGAACCGGAGACGTGGGCGTCGGCGAACCCGGCTTACGGGAAACGTATTGATCATGAGGCGATCGCGACGGAGCTCGCGTCAATGAGTGAAGAGCAGTTCCGTCTTGAACGTTTGGGCATCTGGCCTGCGCTCGCCCGCCATATCCCGGTCGTTAAACCCACCGAGTGGCGCAAACTGGTCGCCGACGGACCCGACACGGGTACCCCGCCGGCCGCGCTCGGGGTTGATATGTCGCACGGTTTGCAGATCTCGGTCGCCGCAGCTTGGACGATCGGCGATCGGGTCCACGTCGAAGAGGTGTGGTCGGGCACCGACGTCGCCGCCGCTATCGGCTGGGTGACCGCCGCTGCGGGGAAACGCATCGAGGTCGTTATCGACGATCTTTCGCCGGCCGCGCAAATGCTGCCTGCGCTTACGGCGAAACGCGTGAAAGTCAAACGGTCGACCGCACGCGATATGGCCAAAGGCTGTCTGATGTTCGAGACGCGCGCCGCCGGGGGGACACTCTCGCACGCGAACCAGGAATCGTTATCCGCTGCGGTTAACGGGGCGCGTAAAAGGCCGATCGGTGACGCCGGCGGCTGGGGTTGGGATCGCCGCGACGGGACCGTGTCGATTCACCCGCTGGTGGCGTCGACCCTCGCGCTGCTATCAGCGTCGATGAAACCCGCACCGAAAAGCACGCCGACTACAGGAAGGAGGGCTGTGCTGCTGTGATCGAGTACATCCACCTTCCGGGGTTAACCGACGACGAAGATCGCCTGCTGAATCATCTACTGCAGCAACTCGAAGATCGTCAGCACCGTAACTATTTGCGGGCCTCGTACTACGACGGTAAGCGCGCGATTAAGCAGGTCGGCACGGTCATACCACCGCAGTATTACCGTCTAGGTCTTGTTCTCGGCTGGTCGGCGAAGGCCGTCGATATGTTGGCTAGGCGAACGAACATCGACGGCTTCGTCTGGCCTGACGGGGATATCAACTCCCTTGGTGTGCGTGAGCTCGTCGACTCGAATTATCTTCTCGCTGAGTCGCAGTCTGCGTTCGTCTCGTCGCTGATCTACGGTGTCGTTTTCGGTATCAACTCTCAGGGCGGGCCGGGGGAGCCGCCGGCGTTGGTGCATTTCAAGGATGCGTTAAACGCGACCGGCGACTTGAATCGGCGCACCCGACGGCTCGATAACCTGCTGTCGATCCTCGACCGGGACACCGACGGACGCCCGCGTGAGCTGGCCCTCTATCTCGACGGGGAAACGATCTACGCCCTCAAAGACCCGTATAGCGGTTGGCAGGTTGACCGCAGCTTCCATAACTACGGTGTGCCCGCCGACGCGATGATCTTCCAGCCGCGCACGGACCGGCCGTGGGGCTCGTCAAGGATCAGCCGTGCGGTGATGTCGCACCACGATGAAGCTCTACGCACCGTCATCCGGCTCGAAGCGCACATGGACGTCTACAGCTTCCCGGAAATGTGGATGCTCGGCGCGGACATGTCGGTGTTTAAAAACCCTGACGGCTCGCAGAAGCCGTCCTGGGAAGTGATGATCGGCCGCATCAAGGGCATACCGGACGATAACGACGCCCCCGAATCGTTGGCGCGCGCCGAAGTCAAGCAGTTCCCGGCCGCGTCACCGACCCCGCATCTAGAAGCTCTTAAACAGCAGGCGCAGCTCTTCGCCGGCGAAACGTCGATACCGATTACCTCACTGGGTGTCTCGGATATGTCGAACCCGACGTCGGCGGACTCCTACATCGCGGCCCGCGAGGATCTGATCAGGGAAGCCGAAGCGGCGACCGACGGCTGGACACCGCCGATTCAACGGCTCATGGCGCGCGCTTTAGCGATGCAGAACAACGAGTCGTCGATCCCCGATGAGTGGTCGACGATCAGCACGAAGTGGCGTTCCCCGATGTATATGTCGCGGGCGGCGCAAGCCGACGCCGGGATGAAGCAACTCACGGCGGTGCCGTGGCTCGCCGAAACCACGGTCGGTCTAGAACTACTCGGACTGTCCGATCAGCAGATCACGCAGGCTATGTCGGAGAAACGCCGCACTGTTGGCTCGACAACGGTGATGCGTTCCGCGCTTGAGGCGATCCAGCAGATGCGGCCTACCCCAGATGCCGACGTCACTAGCGTCTGATCTTCGCGTCGTCACCGGGTTGGCGACTACCGAGCTCGCGCAGATCTACGCGCTCGAAGATCCGGAGTTAATCGCCGCCGCGCTGCGCGAACTGATGCCCGGCCTCGTCGATACCTACGCCCTGGCCGGCGCGGCGGTCGCCGCCGACTACTACGACTCGCTGCGCGAAGAGAACGAAATCGCGGGTCGCTTCCAGGCGGTCGTCGAGCCGCTTGGGGATCTCGGCGCGGACATACTTGCGAACTGGGCGATTGAGCCGCTGCTGCTCGCGGTGCCGAATCTGCTGTCGTCGCAGTCACGCGGGGAACGCGGGTTGCAGAAACGCATCGTGAACACCAGCAATAAGACGGTCCTTGACTCTTCGGTGGCGGACC